ATGGCGTCTGAGAGCTCCTAAACAGGGAGCACCCTTTCTTGACATCAACCCCCGATGATCCGCAACTAGTTACCCAGCGCTTTGCAACGGTTCGACTTTCATTCCCCGAGATATCGTTCTCACCGGTTCGTGTCACCACTCGCCAGAGACGTTCCTATTGAATCTAGGAGGAAAATCCTAGGGACGATAATTGTTTCCCATCATCCTGATGGGCCGAATAATCTCACCAGAAAAAGTGAGGGTAACGCTCGATCGGCTAACCTGAGCGGGTCTTTAACTTCAACCAAGTTGTAGTACAAATTCTCCGCATGTACGACCGCGTGAGGCTACCTCTTAGGTATAGGGGACTCTACGATATTACTACCGCATCTATCTGCTTGGCCTAACTAACGTGTTAGATTGGCTTGGACCACCGGCCGGAGCTTGTTCCACAGTCTTACGACCGAAGAACGAACCCTTGCCCGTCGTTTAATTTCTCTCTTTTCAGAGATATCTTCACGCACGAGCAGGTTTAGCGTCGTATTCATACGAGCTATCTCTCCGTGTGTACGGATTAACGACCGGTACATTTCGTCAAGGGAAATATACCCTTCGAGTGGACTTGCCTTCCGCGCGGCATAAAGGTCTTTTACTTGCTCATGGATCTCTCCATAAACCGTTTTTAGAAATGGAACCCACAACCATTTATTCAGGAAGGTCTGGTACGAAAAAGTTTCGTATCCAGCCTGCACCGGACTCCTCAGGAAATGAGGAGGTGCGGCTTCTAAACGTGTAAGATTATTAATCTCCACACCCGTTTCAGTTTCCTGAATTTCGAGTGGTCGCTGGTGATCCCTAAGAAACGCAGTCCGTAGGCTAAAAGCCTTTTCCAAACGGGCAAGTAAAATCTGATGGATACTGTCCCAGACAGTCGCAGGTTTCCTTTCGGAGAACACTGCTTGTGTAGATAACCCTATACGAGTTATCCAACTCTCAAAGGATTCCATTCCATAGAGAGATCCGGGTCGCGTTAACAGTAACAACAGGCTCCTGATATAAGGACGTTGCCTCGTAAACGGGGCAGTCACGGCTTCCCGTGACCCACGTCCGATGCCGAGTAACCTCATGACTCTTAGACAAGCATCCGTTAGGTTGCCTGTTCTCACATTCGTGTGAGAGAGGAGTCCTTCAAGAACATCGGGATCCGCATAAGCGGCCCCTATTTCTTTCAAGGAAATCCCCGAAAGGTCAGTGAGGGAACCATCGGAGTTTACACTCCAGAGTTTCTTGGCAAACTCAATGATCCCAGTCTCCAAAGAGACGATACTTTTCGCGATACCGATCTCGACTCCCAGAGCAGGAAGCAAGATACGGTAAAGCTCGGCAACTTTGCTGTCAGCAATAACAATATCATCCCCTAAAAGCGCATACAGTTCAAACCACTCTAGCTTATTATAAGCTTGGTAGTGAGCGAATTGCACTAAGAGATGGTGACCTAGTGAGAATACAGCCCAGTGCCCGTAGGCACCCATCGGTTGGCCGGCTCCGTACATTACGGTAGCCGGGGTAGTCCGTGGAACCCGCTGTCGCTCAGATATCTTCTTCGGAACTCTAAACTCTCTCGAGTTGAGAAATCCCCTCCAAGATTCACTAAATTCTGGGGATATTACTATCCCCAGAACCACCTGCAAGATACTTGCTGGGAACCGATCAGTAGCGGCTGATAAATCATAGCAGAAGTAAGGACCTTTAGGTCCAACAAGAGCTGCTAACCGGGAAACCGGTGCGTGCTGATCAAATGTTCCGTCTTGAGGGATCTTTCGCAAGATTTCGAAGACCGCCTTATGTAAAGGGCGTAACAACATCTGAGACAGATAGTCAACCATGGCAACAACTCTAACTTTACCCGCAGGTTCAGGTATAAAGGCAAGTTTCCCGAGCCCCCAACCTCGGCTAAAGCCAGGAAGGGGTGTTTCAGTTCCGACCCCATCTTTTCGTACACGAGTTCGTGTATAAAGATCGTCCTGCGTTTTCGCAGTTAACGGGTCACCGTCTATTTCACCGATCGCCTCTATCGCATGCGATATGAGCGTGGTTATGAATTTGACCTGACCTAGACACATTTGTCTAGTGTAGGCCAGTAATCCGCTACTCTTCCAGACTAACCAGTCTGTTAGAATACAACCCATGGACGTTCTCGTCCCGGGTCCGGGAGGCTCTTCGCCTCCCTTCTGCGAATTAGGACCACTGGTGAACAATGGAACGGCTTCGGGAACAAGATCCTTGATCATTGGTTCAGACCAAACTTTTGCTTGGCGACCATATTTGGTCCAGTCCTCTCCCGACACACTGACGATATTTCGTCGTGATTGGAAGACGAACCGAGCTGTAGCGACCGCATAGGTTGCGAACTTACTGATGTTACCACCAGCTCGTTTCAACATACTGTCCACAAGAGTCCATTCCAGGATCTCTTGGTGTTTACCACAGAGCATTGCGTTTGTCCGGGAGTCCCCCGGAAAGATCACACGTACCAGAACTGGTACAAATCTTGTCAACCAATTAACCCAAGCCACAACTA